TCTGCATCGGGTGTTTATGGATTGAGATTGGCAGGTGCAGCGACAACCAGTATGTCAGTTGCTATAGATGGTCAGGTTACACAGACAGTTGGAGTTGGTTCTACTGCTGTGGGTCAGATCATAGGGTATGATCCAGTCACAAAATCATTACAGTATTGGCAAGACAGATCTCTTGCTACAAATGACACCTCAGGCAATAAACCTACCTACGGATACAAACTAAATAGATTCACTGCTAACCCTGCAAGTGGAGGCGATACTAATATTATTGTCACCACCACTGGAGGAACAGAAACCTTGTCAATTGACACAGGTTTCACGGGAGTTTCAACTACAGTGAACTCAAGAACATACTACTTTGGACAAACATATAATAGTGGATTAGCAAACCCAGAAATCAAAAAATACTCTGGAAACATAATCTACGTTGACCAAAGACCTGAAGTAACTAGAGCAACAAACCAACGTGAAGATATCAAAATTATTTTAGAATTCTGATTCGATGCCACAGAACACCAACCTAAACGTCAGTCCATATTTTGATGATTTTGATTCATCAAAGAACTTTAATCGAGTTCTATTCAAACCTGGCAGTCCCATACAAGCAAGAGAGCTAACCACACTACAATCTATACTGCAGGGTCAGATAGAAAAGTTTGGAAAACACATCTTCAAAGAGGGATCTATGGTGATTCCTGGTGTGTTTAGATATGATAATCAATATACATCTGTCAAAATAGAGTCTACATTTTTTGGTGTTCCTGTAGAATTGTATTATGACAAGTTAGTTGGACTAAGTATAAAAGGTAAAACTTCTGGCATCACAGCAAAAGTTGTAAAGGTATTATCATCAACCAACTCTGTCACAAATAATACAACACTATTTGTGAAATATGAAAAGAGTTCTGATGATTATTTGTCAGAGCAATTCTTAGATGGTGAGACACTTATAACATTAGCAGATTTTACATATGGCACTACAACCATATCAAATGGATCTGATTTTGCATCTGCAATAAATTCAAACGCTAATTCAATTGGATCAGCATTCTCTATCACAAGGGGTGTATTCTTTGCTAGGGGTGCTTTTATAGAAGTTCTTCCTGAAACGATTATTCTCGATCAATATACAAACTTACCATCATATAGGGTTGGATTCAATGTTAAAGAGGAGATTATCACTGCTGTTGATGATAATAGTTTATATGATAATGCTGCTGGATTCTCCAATTACACTGCTCCTGGTGCTGATAGGCTCAAGATTAGTTTATCACTTACTAAGAAAGAAGTAGATGATTTACAAGATGAGAATTTTATTGAATTGCAAAGACTTGAAGTAGGTGCTTCAAAAAAAATTATTGAGAATACATTATATGGTGAATTAGCAAAAGAATTTGCAAGAAGGACATATGACGAGAGTGGTGATTATTATGTTGATAAGTTTGATATAGAAACAAAAGAATGTTTGAATGATAGACATAGTGTATTTGGCACATTCTTTCCAGAAGGAAAAACTAATCAAGGTAATGAACCTAGTAAAGACTTACTAAACATAAGAGTAGGTCCTGGTAAAGCATATGTGAGAGGATATGAAACTAGATCTGTAGGATCAACATATCTTGATGTAGAAAAACCAAGAACAACAAGATCGGTTGAGCAATCTGCTGTGCCATTCCAAGCAGGTAATAGACTTAGATTGAATAATGTTCTAAGTTCGGCAAGAATCAATCTTTCAGCGGCTACATCAGATTATCTTGATCTACGAAGTGCAAGATTAGGCAGCACCAAATCAAGTGCTGCAGGTAACTCAATAGGGAGGGCAAGAGTATATGACTACAAGTTGCAGAATGCAGGTTATACGGGAAATAGCAGTGTGTTTGAGATATTCTTATTTGATATCCAAACAGATACAGAACTTACAATCAACCAAGCACACACCATAGCATTACCTGCTGTTATTGAAGGTAAAAGTAGTGGTGCAAGAGGTTTCTTACGCTCTGCTGTTTCTAATAGCACTACTGTGCAAGTGAGTCAAGTATCAGGTAAATTTATATTAGACGAACAAATAATTATCAATGGTGAAACCAATGGTAGAGTAATTCAATCAATCAGTGATTTTGACCTGAGTGATGTCAAATCAGTTAGATCTACAGCAGCAAGTAGAACATTCGCTGCTGACGTAGTTCTAGAGACAAAGAAAGATCTCACAGGTAGATCTTTTAGTATCACCAGTGGTGGAGTAGTGACAAGTGGTACACCAGGTTGGGTGACAAACTTCAAGGTTGGAGATGTAATATCATATAAACGTGGTGGACAGACAGACACAACATTCAACGTGGTGAGTGCTGTAAGCACTCTCAATAATAATGTAACTGTTGTGGCAGCACCTAATACAGTTTCAGGTGTGTGTCATAAGGCACTACCTAGTTCTACTACAACAGTAAGTGACCTCAAGATTGTCGCAGGTAAGTTGAGAGACTCTACAAGTGGTTTCTTATACGCTGAGTTAGCAAATAAAAATATAGAATCTTTAGACCTTACTGACTCATTACTACAAATAAGAGTAGAGGACACAGGTCAGAGCACCGATAGTGATGGTCAGTTGGACTTACCATCATTGACTGGTACAGAACTTGTATACGCACCATTTGATGAAGAAAGGTATACAGTTGTATACAGTGATGGATCTGTAGAAGATCTTACATCAGATCAATTCCTTCTTACAGGTAGTGGAAAGGGTGTTACATTATCTGGTTTGACAGCGAGTCAATCAAATGTAGTTGTTCATAGCACACAACAGAAATCTAAAGTAAAGTCGAAACAGAAGACACTTGTTAGAGAAGCAAAAAAAATAATTACTGGATCAAATAGAACAAACTCAGGTATAACCACAGGTCTTACTGATGGTCTCACACCAAGTGGTATATTCGGTAAGAGAGTACAAGACAGAGAGATATCTTTAGATGTTCCTGATGTTGTAAACATAGTGGCAGTATTTGAATCATCTAGCAATGGTGATGCAACTGTGCCTTTCCTTACACTAGGTTCATTCAACGGACCTAATGGTAATAACACAGACGTTATTGTTGGTGAGATTGGAATAGGTCAAAGTTCTGGTGCAGCAGCACAGGTTCTATCGAGAAATGGCACTACAAAGGTAGATGTAATTTTCCAAAATCCTACTGGATTTATTGAAAACGAAGAAGTAAGATTTGAAGAAAGTGGTGTAAGAGCAATATTGTCGAGTGTAGCAACAGGTGATCCAAATATCAGAGGTAACTTTATTCTTGATACAGGACAGAGAGCCGAGTATTATGATTATGGTAGATTAGTTCGTAAACAAGGGTTCCCTGAACCACAAGGTAGACTTACAGTCTTCTTTGATCATTACATCATAAACTCAGAAGATTCTGGTGACATTCTTACAGCCAACAGTTACACAAAAAATAATTATGATGGTGTACCTGCATTTGATAATATAAGGAACACAGATGTCATTGATCTCAGACCAAGAGTAGCAGCATACACTGGCAGCAGATCACCATTTGAATTTGATTCAAGAGATTTTAGTGGAGGTGGTCAGTCACCTGCGGTTCTTGTTACTGATGAGAACATAACGTTTGATTACAAACACTACCTTGGTAGGATAGATAGGTTGTTCCTGAACAGAGACTCCACATTCACTGTGAAGCAAGGAACACCTGCTGTTGACCCTGTTGAACCAGAGGGTATATCAGAGTCATTTGAATTAGCAAAGATAACCTATGAACCATACGTTTACAATGCAAAACGTGAGGTAAAATTAGATTTCCGTGCTAATAAACGTTACACGATGAATGATATAGGGGCTCTTGATACTAGAATAAGAACTATAGAAGAGGTTACAGCATTATCACTGTTAGAAAATAAAACTGAAAGTCTTGTTATTACAGATCCTACCACAGGTCTTGATAGGTTTAAGAATGGTTTTGTAGTTGATCCATTCCAAAACTTCCTTGTTGCTGACAAGTCAGTTCCAACTCTCAAGTACGATATCAATGAAGGAAACCTCACAGCAAGAAAGCATTCAGATAGTGTGGATCTGCTTATTGGTTCTTCTGCTGTTGTGGGGACTAATGGCACTCCAGATCTTACAGTCGATCCCAGATTTGCCACAGACTTAGGTTCACCTAATATCAAAAAGACAGGTGATCTTGTCACATTGAATTACGAAGAGGTATTAGATAGAGAACAACCTTTTGCTACAAGGGTAGAAAATATCAACCCTTATATGGAAAGAAGTTGGTCTGGTAATTTGACTCTTAATCCTGAATCAGATATTTTTACAGAAAGAGTATTTGAAGTAGAAGATGATGGTATTGGATTCTCAAATGATATTATAATCAATGAAGAAGCGATACCTGAGATGAGAGAGCAGAACATTGCTTTCACTGGTACACGTTTGAAGCCAGGTACAAATCACTTCAATACATTTGCTGGTGAGGATATGATTGAAAATAATATTCGCACTATACCAAAACTATTAGAGGTTACACCTATACAGGGTGCTTTCCAAGTTGGTGAATCAGTTAGTGGTATTTTGATATCGAATCAAAATGCGAGTCAGGGTGTGGAACTAAGATTTAGATTAGCAGCACCTAATCACAAAGATGGACCTTTCAATAATCCTACAGTCACATATATCAATAACCCATACTCAGCAAACGTAGGTTTATCATCAGCATACTCAGAAACAACAACTGTATTGAACATAGACATCCAGTCATTGAATCAAAAATCAGACGGTAATTTCTTTGGATTTGCTCGTGTAGGTATGAGATTAGTTGGTGAGACAAGTGGTGCTGAAGCAGAAATCAATCAACTAAGACTTATAACTGATGATATGGGTGCAGTCCTTGGATCATATTACATACCACCAAATAGATTTGAGAATGGTACAAATACTGCATTGCTTTCTAGTTTGAGACCACAGGACTCATTTACTGGTCTAAACTTCTCAAGAGCTGCAGCAGATCACTTCTCAGAAGGAACACTGATAACAAATACTACCCTTGAAAGAACAGAGCCAGCACCTCCAGTTATACCAGCACCTTTAGTTTTCAACATTACGAATATTACTCAGAATATTACTAATGTTCAAAACACTATTGTTCAACGTTGGATTGAAGAGGATGATGACCCTCTTGCACAGACTTTCCAAGTCGAAGAGAAT